CGCGCGCGAGCGCGTCCGCGAGTGTGATATCGCCTACCGTGTAGGCGTCGCGTTCCTGTTCTTCAATCGTATACATGGCGTTACCCTTTCAAAATAAGATATATAAAACAGGCGCATGCGCCCACGAAACAGACATTTGCCATTACGTCAGAGATACTCATTCTGAAACATCGAACAGGGCGACATGGCGCCCGTCGATCGCCTCTTGCGCCAGTAGAATAGGTGTCTGACTATCCGTCCAGGCGTGAATGTAGGCGTACCCACCCAAGCGCGCGCTATCCGTGCAGGCGCCCTTGTAGGCTAGCAGGCCATCATGCGCGCACGCGCGATCGTTGATAGGGTAGGCCAGCGTTTCCAGTAGCAAGGCTATTTTGCGTTCAGGGTAGTTCATTTCCGGCCCTTGGTTAGCACCTGCGCCCGTGCGCGCAAGGCATCGATCTCTGCCCATACTTTGCGCCCGTACGGGTGTTCTGTCGAATACTCGCCTGCGCGCAGCGTTTCGTGACAATCCGCAAGGGCGTATTCGACCTGCGCGCGGGTGTACTGTTTGAACTTGTCCATTGTGCGTGTCCTTAATATGGTGCCGGCAATGCCGGCGGAGGTGATGGTTGTTTGATAGCCTTGCCGAATGGCCAGCCTAGGCTAGGCGTGACAATAACGCGGGTGAGTATCATGCAAAGTGTTTGGCCATGGCGCCATGAACGATAATCGCTGCGGACGCCTTCCCGGCCCGGTCCGCGCCATCGCATGCCTTGCAAGTTATGCATTGTTTCTTAAGCCCGCCCTCCGGGCTTGCCGGGCACGCGAATTCGTTAGCCTGTAATGGTTCCGTTTCGGTCCGGACCCTGAACGTGCGCCAGCCCATGGCGCGCGCTAGGTCCAATTCTGCTTGATTATCTACGCTGGCCATTACATACGGGCGCAAGGCCTGCGCCCACATTCTGCGCCATGCATGCGTGTACCCGGTCCGGCCGGCGGACGCGGACAGTAGCATGCGCCATTGTTTGACCGGGACCATCGCCGGGTCACCATATGCACCCATTCTCACAATACGCTGCGCGATCAGCATGGCGACAAGGCCGGGATCGTCGGACAAATCAATGTACTGTCCGCGATGGAAGGCCTTCCATACGCCCATGGGCGCCTTACCCACATCGACATAACATGTTCGCTTTTTACCCTTGCGCCCGCGATGCGTGCAGTTTCCGCAAATACTAGCGTCCTTGCCGGACGCGATCGCGTCCAATGGCGAGACGTCTTCGCGAAGAATCCATGTTTGGACCATGTCGCCCGTTTTTACGTTCGCTGATTTTAGGGTAGCAATGGCGACGATAGGTGCGCCATCAATGGGCGACGGTCCGCGAAAGAAGATAAATCCAGCCATGGTGTAGTGTCCTTTACTGTAATTTCATGCGCGCCGATATTGGCGCGCATGGGTGCTGATTAAACTTCGCAGACAAGAATCAGAGAATCTTCGCCGGCATCGGCAATGGCGCCAATAACAAGCATGATGTATTGCGCCTTGCCGGCAATGGTAGTGTAGGCGCCTTTCGTTTCACTGATAATCTGACACTCAGCGCCGATCGACGCGGTAACGTCCGCGATCGCTTTTTGAATCTGGATGGCGGAATGGCGCTGCAGATCGGCGCTTGCGAAACTGGCTTTGAATGTGGCTTTGAGCATGGTCATTCTCCGTTTTTGATTGTGAAGGGTACTGCCTATCTATATGCATAGCGCGTGCCAAGTGTAACTCATTGATTCTTATAGGCGTGCTTTTCAATGTGACGCTGCGCGTCACCTTTTCACGTCACATTGTGACGTTGTGCGTCACATGTAGTAGGCAACGAATGGGCAATTCTCACAATGCTCGCAATGGCGCATGGATAAACGCGGCGCGCTGATTATGGGCAATATTGTCATTTTATCTAACCATACCAGAATAGAAAATAACTGTATATATATACAGTACGGGCCGGGCTGGACGGCTGCGTTGTCCGAGCGACTGAAAACAGGTTGCCCAAATAGCCTAACTTGCCCATAACCGCCTATCCGGGCCGCGCGCGCAGATTCTAGGCATTCTAGGCAATCGGAAAACAGGTTGCCCAAACTGCCCATGTTCTACCGGCCTGCCCGGCCTGCCCGGCCTGCCCGGCCTGCCCGGCCTGCCAGGCCTGCCCGGCAGCAATGCAAAATGAGAACGCTTCTCATTGCCAAACAAGAATCATTCTCATTCTCATGGTGCAGTGCAGCATAGCTGTGTGCCTGGTTGCATGGTGCCTGCGTGCCTGCTAGGCCGGGGGAGGGAGGGCCTTGCGCCGGGAGTGTGTGTGGGGGCAGCTGTCGAAAACAATTTTTATTTTTTATCTAACGCCGTAAGTTATTAGCTTACATAGGTCAAATAGGCTAAATGGACAACCTGTTTGCAGCCGTGGTATAACGGGGCCATGTTCCAGTCGCTACCACTAGCTGTTAGACCGCGAATCCAAGCGACGGAGGCGCGGCTGGACGCCATATACAAAGCAGCTTCTATGGGGTTAAAAGGTGATTCGTTAGCACTGGCGTCTGGGATGCTACCTTTAGAGTACCGACAATTATGCCAATTTGACCCATTGGCCGAACTGGCGGCGCAAAAGGGCAAGGCCGACAACGAATTGCGCGCGGCGCAGAAGTTGAACGAGGCGTCTGAGAACGGCGACGCCAAGGCCAGTCTGGCCATCCTGCAACACGCCCACGGCTGGACTGCCAAGCAGGAGATCAGTGTGGACGTGTACCAGAAGATTAGTGTGTTGACCGCGCTCGAACAAGCAAGGGCGCGTGTAATCGAAGGGCTGGTAATCGATGGCTGATAACAATCTGGCGCCTGAAGTTACAGGCGTTAATCGTCTAGTAGATTGGGTTGCACAACGGCTACCGGCAAATAAGTTTCCTACGTCAGCGCGAACGCTGCTAGAAACCGTGCAAGGCAAACGTGATCCTATTACGGAAGCTCATTTTTCCCCCGCTGAGTTAGACGTTATGCGTCAATTGATAACTCAAAAAGGCGGCAATACGGGAGATGTGCAGTACGCAGATTATGTAAATTTGCAAAAACAGTTGCAAAAACAGGGCGGTGGTCTTGCGATGTCAGTTACGCCCTCGATATTGTCTATGGGCGATCCCCTAGGTAACGTGCAGACCACACTTGGACGTTTTCAATACGCACGCGATGCCAAAGGAAATTTAACCCTGCAAGATACTTACGACTTTAACCCGCCGCCGCAAGGCTCCGTTAATCAAGAACAATACACCGGCCAGTACGGGTATTTGTTCTCGCCATATGGGTTAATTAGAAGCTACGCTGGTGAAAAAATACCTCCCGGACACGGTCGAACAGTCAACATTAACTTAGGTAAATAATGCAGTTACCCATATATCAGTCTGAGGAAGAACAGCGGCTGATGGTGGAGTTGTGGTCGCCCGCGCTTGCGGACGACCCCGAGGCGTTTGTTCTCTTTGCGTTCCCGTGGGGCCAAAAGAACACCCCGCTGCATAAGTTCAAGGGGCCGCGTAAGTGGCAGCGCGAGGTGCTGCGCGACATCAAGGCGCACATCGACGGCAACAAAGGCAAGATCCAGATGGACACGCTGCGAGAGGCGGTGTCATCTGGCCGGGGAATTGGCAAGTCAGCCTTGGTGAGTTGGTTGGTGTTGTGGATGCTGACCACCCGCATTGGTGGCAGTATCGTCATCAGTGCTAACTCAGAAAGCCAGCTACGCTCGGTGACTTGGGCCGAGCTAACCAAGTGGGCGGCGATGACCATCAACAACCACTGGTTTGAGATCAGCGCAACCAAGCTGGTGCCGGCGCAGTGGCTGTGCGAGTTAGTCGAGCGCGACCTGAAGAAAGGCACGCGCTACTGGGCGGCAGAAGGGAAGCTCTGGTCGGCTGAGAACCCGGACAGCTACGCGGGCGTACACAACCAAGACGGCATGATGCTCATCTTTGATGAGTCATCAGGCATCCCTAACCCGATCTGGGAAGTGGGCGCCGGGTTCTTTACCGAGAACACCCCCGACCGCTACTGGTTTGCGTTCAGCAACCCGCGCCGTAACGAGGGGTACTTCTTTGAGTGCTTCCACGCGAAGCGAGCGTTTTGGAACACCCGCAGCGTGGACGCCCGCACGGTGGAGGACACCGACAAGCAGGTCTACGAGCAGATCATCGCGGAGTACGGCGAGGACAGCCCACAGGCGAAGGTCGAGGTGTACGGTGAGTTCCCTGACGCGGGTGAGGATCAGTTCATCAAGCCCCAACTGGTCGAGGACGCCATGCAGCGCGAGCGGTGGAAGGACACCACCGCACCTATAGTATTAGGTATCGACCCGGCCAGAGGCGGCGCTGACTCTACCGTGCTGGTGGTGCGCCAAGGGCGGGACATCGTAGCCAT